TTGAAGCTGTGTCTGCTCGCCAACATCACCCGCGCGGCCAGAGAGCCGTGCCGCAAGATTAGCTGACGCTTGCTGGATATCCTGTCTTCCAATCTCTTGCTGACGTCTTTGTTCCGTGGCTTGCTTGCGCTGCGCCATCTGCCCAAGACCACCAAGCAATCCGACGCCGCCGCCTAGGCCGCTGATGGCACTGAGGAGCGCCTCCTGCCTAAACTTACTCAAGTCCTCCTCGGACATGTTCTCGACGTCTTCGCCAAGAAGACCGCCGACATACCGCGTAAGCAGTCCGGGTCGCTTTTTCGTTTTTTCCATTGGGGTTGCCATAACTACCTCAATCGCCTAACAGGCCGCGCACCTTTCGGCCGCCCATCTTTTTGTAAAAGTTCCCGTAAATATTTTGCGGGTTGTAGATATCCATCGACAGATCGCCCATCGCCTTACCGGGTCGCAGCGACAGTGAAGACGCGAGTGGATCTTCTCCAAGAGCACTGAGCACACTCATGCTGTCTTCTGGTTCTGGTATCTCGTACTGCACACCGAGCTGCTTTAGGAGATCAAGCGTCTTCTGGCCAGCAGTCTTCTTGCGCCCAAAGATGTCGCCGGGATTCTTTAGCGGGTTAGTCTCAAACATTTTTCTTACCCCCGGCCTTCTTTCCAGAGCTGACCTTCTTGTCTAGCTCCTTGACGGCCTCGGTTAATAGGACAACCATCTGCGGCACGTCGTACTGACGCATCCCATCGCCGCGGCGAGATACCGCGCTCGGCATGACCTTCTCGAGATCTTGTGCCGAGATGCTCATATCGTCTTCGCCGCCCATGTCTTCATCTTCTCCGCGGCCATATCCGTCTTCCCACTCAAACTCGATACCCTTGAGACGGTTGACCTTGTCGAGAGGATTCTTGATCTTCTTGACGTTGGTCTTCATGTCCATGTCAGAGCCGGTGTTTCCTCCACCCGGCATCGGGAAAGAACCAACAGCCTGCCGGAAGATGTCAAAGTAGCTCGGCCGTCCGGTGACCGTCGTGCTGCCCGTGACCGTCTGGTTGTACGGGCTGGCGGCGACGGCACCCTGCAGGATCGAGAGCTGCTGCAGCGGGTAGTTCTGACGGCGCATGAACTCCTGCTGCTGCGCGTCGAGGTACTGCTGAGCAAGCCCCTGCTGACCGGTGCCGAGTGCCATAAGCTGCTGCCCTGCGCCGTAGCGGTTCTGCATCGCCTGCTGGCCGAATCCGGCGAGCTGCGACCCTGCACCAAGGCGGAAGTTCGCAGCACCTAGACGCGCCGCCTCGTTGACGCGCTGCGCCTCGAGGATGCGGCTTGCCTGATCGCCCATCGCACCAAGCTCTGCCTGACGCGCCTGCAGCCCTGCCGACTGGTTCGAGCGTGCAGCATCCAACATCGCCTGCTGGTTCGCCTGCTCGGCGGTCAGCCCCATGCGCATGTAATCCTGCACCGTGGACTGGTTCGAGCGTGCTGCGTCCAGATTCGCCTGCTGATTGGCTTGCTCGGCGGTGAGGCCAAGGCGCATGTAGTTCTCGACCGCCGCCTGATTAGAGCGAGCAGCCTCAAGGCCGGTCTGCACATTGGTCGTCTGGCCGGTAAGCGACAAGCGTTGCGCCTCTTGCTGCGCCGCTTGGTTGGAGCGCTGCGCATCGAGCATCGCCTGCTGATTGGCCTGCTCTGCCGTGAGGCCAAGGCGCATGTAGTTTTCCATCGCCTGCTGGTTGGCCAGATCCGCACGCAACCCGGCTTCGATGTTCTGCGTGCCGGCAGTGACGCCAAGACGCTGCAGCTCGATATCGCGCTGCTGGTTGCTAATCTCGCCGCGCTGCGCCATCTCCATGACATTCTGCACGGCAGCCTGATTGGCAAGCCCGGCCTGCTGCTCGCGACCAACATCGGCCTCTCGAGCTTGCATAGCCTGGTTGAAGGCCTGCGCACGCTGCTCGGCGATAAACCGATTGCGCTCGCGCTCCGCCTCACCTGCAGCGATGCCTTCCTGCACCGCCTGACGCGAGCCACCAAATGCGCGAGCACGGGTAGCCTGCGCGCCGATATCCTGCTGGCGCAGGGCGGCAGCGCGGTCAATATCGGAAAGCCCCGCCTCGATCACATTCTGCGTGTACGGCGACATGTACTGCTGGATGTCACGGCCGAGCACGCTCGCACCCTGCGCCATTGGCGCAGCCCCCGGCGCATTGATGTCGCGCGCCGCAAACGTGGTGCCAAGCTGGCCAGCACGCACCTGCTGTGGGCCACCAGCGAGTGATGTCCCTACGCGCTCGGCACCGATGGTCGGCGCTTGGAACTGCGTCTGCACCTGACCGGCTCCGATCATCATCGGGCCACCAGAGAGCGAGCGTCCGACCTGCTGCGCTCCGATCTGCATAGGGCCACCGGCCAGTGACGCACCGACGCGCTCTGCGCCGATACGCTCTGCCATCACGCGCGGGTCAAATGTTGGCGCAGTGATCTGGCCAGACTGGTAGCCAAGATCGCCAGCAGCCTGCCGCGAGGCCATCTCTAGCTCTGGAACATATCCGCCCTCCTGAGCGATGCGGCGTACCGCATCCTCGCCTGCCATGTAGTCGCGCGTGAACGGCGCCACCATCAGGCCGGTGTACGGCTGGTACGGAATCGACGCGACCTGTCGCGCCAGATCCAGATTCGCTAAGACCTGCTGATAAATCCTCGGATCTATCTCAGTCTTTTGCTCTTCTGTTTTCTTGGTCTTGGACTTAAAAAGATTGCTCATAGTCTTTTCTCGAGCACCACTGCGGTGCGTTTGTAGCCCTCAAGCGCCTTCTGCCAGCCGGGGCGCCCCATGATGATCATCGCGTCGCATTGAATGCTTCGCGCCCATTCCTCAACGATAGGGCGAATGACGTCGTCAATTTCTTGAAGATCGCCAGCGCCGATGATCACGGTCAGTTGCTTCATGCGTGGGAAGACGTCAATCGTCGTCACCACGCAAGAGTTGGCCGCAGACCAGAATTGATACTCTCCTTCCTGAATACCTTCCAAGACGTCGTGATAGTTGAGCTGCCCGTAGTTCTCTTGGAGCGCGCGCTCGATCAGCTCGCGAAAGGGCGAGACCAGATCCGCCAGCTCCTGCTGCTCATCCATCATCTTCGTCCGCTCTCCACCACATCAAGTCGCATCGTGCCGACGCGCCAATCGGTATTAGGCGCCGCACCCGTGATGCGCATCGCGGCCTGGCGACCGGAGAAGCGCACGTTGGTATACGCGCCGTTGATCGTGTAGCTCTTGGTGGACTCTGACCCTTCCGGCGTCAGTTTGGTCTTGAATTGTACGGAGACAGATCCGAGAGACTTCTCATCTGGGATGAGCTGCCTCGCCATCATCGTGCGGTCGCCGTTGCCAATCTCGAATGGCCCTGTTTCGGCGTATGGACTCGCACCATCGTATTGCAGACCAACCTCATGCTCGTAGACGTAGCCATCGGTCGATACCATGAGCGGGTAGCTGAAGACGCCACGGTCGGTGCCAGCGGTTCTGGCCAAAGACCCTACTGCCCAGTGGTTCTCCCTATAATTGTAGGACACATACGAGTCAATCTCCAGATTGCTCGCGCTCGGGTAGAACCACCAGACCTCGCCGTACTGGTTATTCGCCACGGCATAGACCTTGGACTTCTGGGAATCGTTCAGGTTGGTATAGACGTAATCAAGCACATCACAGCTGATGGGCTTAACAAAGCCGTCGTAGATGAAGAACCCGGCCGGAGACATCCAGAAGGCGACCGACTCCACGGCAGCGACCGCCTGTGGCCCAATCAGGCCGCAACCGGAGGCAATACGCTCAAAGCCATAGACGAACGGCGGCCCGACGTAGTTGGCCGTGTGGACGTCCACATCGGTAAACAGCAGGTTGACGCCACGCAGGCGCTTGCCCGCCATCAGGGTGCCGGTCGTCTCAAGCTCGAAGTCACCCGCCTGATTGGTGATGGCCGGCGTCCAGAGGGTATTGTCCTCCTGATCACACCACTGCACCTTTCGGCCGATGCCGCCAGCGCCAAGGGCGAATACGAACCGCTCCTCGGTCACCATGACCGCCTTGTTGTCGATAGGCGCATTGGCAAGGGCCGCGGCATCGGTGCCGGTGTTGAGCTGCCACTCGAGCAGCTTGCCGTCGTCGTTGGAGCAGGCGATCAGGTACTCACCCCATGTGTCCATCGTCCACGTCGTAGCCGGGTCGATAGAGCCTGCGTCAGGACGCGCGACACCATAGGCGAAATTGCCGTAGGT